GCCCCTCAATGATTTCCGTGCGCACTTTAAGCATGCGGAAAAGAATGTAAAATCCGTGGTGGGATCCGGAAATTACAAATCAGCGAATTATTGGACCAAATTTGCTGAAGATCTGGTGATTACATATCGCATTTCAAAACAGAGTCTTGATCATTTCAAGAGTATAAATCCTGATTTGGAATCGTGGTCTTTTGACGATGTAAAAACCATATTCTCCCTTCCGTTGGTGAATTTCATTAAATTGAGATTGGGTGATAGATCTTTGATCTTCGCCACATCCACCACAATTGTCATGTTGGTTGATTCTTATTTGGCTTCATCAATTGAAATGTTGCATAGCGCATTTTGTGTTGATCACTCGAATAATGAACCTCAATCCATGGGCAATAAGGTGAGAGCTGCGCAAGTAGCTCTTGACGGAATTAATATGGTGAGAACCTCCCCATTTGTTGTTGCAATGAAGAAACTCATGGCATTTGCAACGTACTGTGCCCTGCAGTATGATGTTGATGTCCCTGTGCAACTTCAAACGTATCTTGAGATTGAAAAAGATATGGATTTCACATCCTCTACTGAAGATGGATTGATGATGGCCCTCGAATCTGTGCTCGTTGTATTGCAGAAATGCTTTATGAGTTACGAAAAGGGGTCTATCGCAAGTCTGTTTGAATATGGAGGCTCTGTGGATGGATTTTTTGATCGCGCTGACAAGATATTGGAGGAAGTAACCTACATGCACAATCAAGATGTGTACGAACAAATATTCGGTGAACCGTTTATCGAAACGAATACTCTTGGTCGTCTTAATGATATCATTGAGCAAGGTGAGACGCTTGGCAAAATATCGTCTCAATTCCCCTATGCCATTAAGAAAAAATTTCGTTCCACAGTTGGTCTCCTTTTGGAGGCCAAGGGAAATATTTTCACTACGCGCTTTAATCAGCAAGATCGTCAAGTTCCTTTTGGAATTTTGATGGTTGGTGATTCGTGTATTGGAAAATCCACTGTTAAGGACGTAATTTACGCGCATTATTGCTCGATTAATGGTTTGGACTCAGATGTGTCTAACCGTTTTACACGGAATCCCGCATCAAACTTTTGGGATAATTTCCGATCTCACATGCACACTATCGTTTTCGACGATTTGGCCACTGTGAAGGTTATGGGACAACCCGATGAAACGATGATGGATTTGATCAGAGTTATGAATGCAGTCGCGTTTGTTCCTGATCAAGCCGCAATTGAGGATAAGGGGAAACACCGAATGGCTCCCAAACTTGTCATCGGTACCACCAATATTCCAGATCTGGATGCCCCAGCTTCTGTGAATACACCCGGTGCCGTACAACGACGCTTCGATATTCATATTGAAGTGTTTGTGAAGCCTCAGTTCCGAGAGATCGGTTCTCATGCGCTGTGCAGTCAATCACTAGCTGATTATCAACGGCGTGAGGGAACGAAAGGATATCCGGATTGGTGGACATTTCGAGTGTATCGTGCTATACCTCAAACAGGTCATATGGTCGGACACAATGCAGCTAATGAAGCTGTTGAGTTTGAAGGTAGTAAATTAGATAATTGTTCTCTACGGGAATTATTACGCTATATTAACTATCGTTCCGATTTGCACAACCGCACTAATAAGAGTATAAGTGAGACGAGAGATCGTATTATGAATGCTAAATTGTGTAAATGTTGTAGATTGGATGAAAACATGTGTCGCCAAGGTGGTCATACTCCTCCACCGGTTCCTCCGGAACAAGTGCAAATCAGATCAAAGTTGAAGGCGCAAGCAGAACTTTGTGTGCACAATCCAAAAGCTGTTGGATTTCCTTTGGAAGAAGTGACTATAGTTGCTTTTAGTTCCGTTGTCCTCTATATCATAGGATCGTATATCTTTACTGTTTACATTAA